TAGACGTACACGCGGCGCGCCATCTTTTGGACGTTGCGCTTAGTGTAGGAGAGTTCTCTGTCATCCATCAAAGCCATTACACATATAGTGTAAAAGTACATGGCCTCAACGGGAAAACAGAGGGCGCTGCCCATACTCGCAAACTTACCGAGAGGACCGATCACTCGGCCATCAGGCAGTGTTGCAAACTTCGAGCGACATGCCTCTATAGCACCCTGCAGGTCAGGATTGCTACGAAACATCTCCAAAGCAAGATTCCGTGGAACACGGTCACTTGCATCAGAGAGATCGATCGTTGCTAATCGACCAGTACGCGAAGCTTTTATAGCCAATCGCTGGTTTATGTCCTGACGCCGGAAATTAACCCGGCCGGACGTTGGCCATTTTCGCTCGAGAGTCCTATATAGGTAGTCTCGAACCCCTTGCTGTGCAAACTGCACACAACAAGGTTCGATAGCTATGATACGTGGGGCTTTGAGTGTTTTCGGAACAGTGACAACCCGAACAGGTTGTTCATCTTGTTCTGACACGATCGTAACCAACTCGAGAGCTTTCTCCACAGTGACTGTGTTACCACAGCCATCTTCATCGGTTTCAGCAATCCCCAAAGGGAATGCATTGCCGACAAGAGGGAAGAAAGGCTCGAGACGATCATGCCAACGCCGCCAATCAAATTTCTGATTTCCAGAAACCCTTTCGGCAGTGGCACCGGGACCATGCCGTGAGACAATTGTGTCGAGCTCAAAATCGCTAAACACACCATCCCACAACATAGAGACCACCAGAGAAAACTTCCTAGTAGCCTCTTCGGGCAAAGAGAACGACTCAAAGGTGCGCTCAATTTCAACGAAGCTCTCGATAGCCGCGTGTACCCTTTTTGGGGCACACTCGACCTCGACTTTCTTGAAGGCCAGGCAGATTTGCCTAACCGCCTCAATAACGGTCGAAAATTCGGGGGTTTCATTTAGTAATTCTCCTGTTTCAATGTCAAACAGCTGACTGAGCATACCTTGCATGAATGCAGGGATTGCTCGCCTTCCACTCCGGACGAATCCGGTGAAGAGGTTTGAGTCAATACGCCTAGCCGCTAGACCCTTTTCAAGGTCCTTGGCGAACTGAGGCAGGGTTATTGTCAGGAATGACAAGCCCTCATGTTTGACGCGTGACCTGATGGTTAATAGGTCACGATAATCTGAAACATCAGCGGTGCATTTAGCAGTCGCGTCTCTATAGACGAGGACTGCCAATTCCAAGAAGTCACGTTCGTTGCTTTTCAAGTCTCCTCCATAACTGGGGGTAAACATTCAAGCCACGACATTCTCCTTGCAAAGAGGGGACGCGCTATCGAGAGCTCCACTGGGGCATCAATCAAGATGCCACATCAGGAAGACTCATTAACAACGCACCCCCCTCCGACCCTAATGCAAGATCACCATCACCCGTAAAGACTACGACAGGTGTTTCGCCTTGAGCATATCAAGAGCAGAGCGGGTTTTATCCCGATGCTTCTCAAGTACGCTCACGTCCGAATCCGAAACCGTGCGAGTTTTCACACGGTTCAAGATGGGCCCCAGTAAGATGTTGAACTCGTGTAAGAGATCAACAACGACCTGAGTGTCCTTTCGGAGTTCAGCGATGTGATTCATCAGTTTTTCTGATGAATCGCTTTCCATAGGTGGAAATATCATCGAC